ACTCGCGTTTGAGCTAATAACTCCGCTACATCAGATTCTAAATCTTGTATAGCCTTAGTCAATGATGGTATGATGTCAGGCTCGGGCGCTACAAATTCTTCAAATTCCGTGTCTATAGCTTCTTGTATTTTTTTATATGTAGTTTTAGTTGCAAATAAACTTACAAATTGTCTTTGATTTGTTAAATCTACATTTTTATCAATTTGAATAGTACCGCCTTCTAATTGTTTATACGGTTCATTCGTTATATTTCGTATCGATTCTAATTTAATTCGATCGGAAACTGTATATCGGTCATCTAATTTAAGAAACTGACATTGTTCGTAATATGTAGCAGGTGGCCTTCTTTCTTGACTGTTATCTAAATTAATAGGCTCGTACGGATTTGCTGGCGGTGGATTAAATAGTTCATCACTAACTCTAGGAGAAAATTGTGCACCCCCGGACGTATCTGCTGGATATCGTTGCTCTGGCATTATTCAATTATTTTAAACGTAAAATCGTTAGATGAAAAATATTCAGTTATATCAGTAAATTCAGATTTAATTTCAAATTTATAATAACGTTCTGGATACATCATTGTTGTATATAAATCAAAATACGCTCCGTTAGAATCTGCTGAAATTTTCGTAGCATTGCTATATGGAATAAGTATTTTATTATTATGGGCGTCTAAAACCTGATAATATGAATTTTGTGGAAGTGCTTTTACTGTAGTAAAATCTGAATTTTGGCTAAATGTTTTTCTAGGATACTTGTCTCTAGCAGCTAACATTATTCTTATTTTTCTTCCTTGTTTATATTCTCCATGAAAATTTCTAGAATATACAATTGGAAAATCATTGTATGTAATAGCAGCTAATGAACCTGTTGCGTATGATACGCTTCCTGTCCAACTAATATACAACTGTGGCTCGTAAATTGTATTAGTATCTGAAGAATAAAATTGTAAGTTTGTATTCGGATAATTGGCTGCAGAAATTTCTGAATTTTTAAATGATACTACAACTCCGTTATTTGTAAACGTTTCATTATACCAATTTTTTACAATATTCGTAATATCAACTGATAAATCGTCTGTTGTTTTACGATTAAATGATTGACTAGCTATTGAAGATGTATACCAAACGCCTCCTCCTACAGAAGCAGAATTGTATTGAAGTTGAGTGCTATCTGACAACGATGCGCTCCATGTTAATGAACCTGAACCCGCAGTTGAAATCCATGTAGCTCCGTCTGTTGCTAATACTGCGGAAATTTCTCCTGAAGGTGTCGTTGAATATCCTGTACCATTTGACCAAGATACTGCTAAAGCTTTAGATTCAATAGTATATGTAGTTGGTACTTCAGATACTTGAACACTATATAAGTTTAAACTAGCAGATATATCGTTTATCGTTATATTGTTAGTAGTTAAAACGTTTGAAAGATCTGATATATCAAATTGAATTAATATTCTAGATTCTTCTAAATCGTTAGTCGTTGTATCGCCTATTTTTCGTAGTTCTAATACTTGATCTAATCCAGAATTTCTATACGGATCAGATTCATATATCGTTGTGTCTTTTAATGCAGGGACTGACCAAATCATAATTTATATTTTTATAATGCTACTACTTTTCCTACGATATCTGAATCTGGAAATTTAACTTCAAATATGCTAGGATCTAACGAAGGATAAATTGTACCGTCGCGAGTCGCTGCACCAATGTCATATACATTTCCAGAATATCCTAAAGTGTCGTCATATAAATTAACGACGCGAATATTTGGTACAGATTGTACACCTTCAATTCGATCTAATTCAGTATACATTCTAGATAAAAGAATAGGCTGATTAATTTGCCATCTATTAATATCAAAAATGTTTCGTAATCTAGAAACGCATCTTAATAATACTTCATTTGAATTATATTCTGGAAGTACTGTAATTTCAAATCGAATTCCTATGTTAATAATAAATGCGTCCATTATGTTAATAGCATCAGTTAACATTCGGTATTGCGTAAGATACGTACGTAAATTTTCTTTAACTGCTGCATTAAGAGGAGTTAAATTATTGTTATTGTTATATCCTAACGTATATAAATTGATAGCTAATGGATTAGCGATCATTTTACTAGGATCTTCAGGACTTATTTGCTGATCTTGCATTACATACGCTTTTGCAACTGATCCGAATTTCGTTGGTAGTGAATAAGCTCGTATTATATAATCTTGCGCAGTTACGGCTCGATTTTGTGCTGCAAAATTTGCGATAGCATTTTGTCGTATTTCTTCAATTGTTTCTTGATTCTTACCGCCAGATGCAGGATTTGGGTTAGTGCATGCCACTGAAGCTCTAACTCTGTTTAACAAAGCTGTATTCAAATTTTGGTTAACAGTGACATATTCTATTTGTGATATTTGCGTTAATGATTTAGCAGGTACGTTAGAAGTAACGCCTCCGCCAACTGTATACGTAACTGTTAGTGTTGTATTTGCAGGAGCTAGTCCATAAGTTTTTGTATACATGAAATTTGACGGGTCAATTGGCCTATCAAATTGTGTCTGTAATCCTGTTAAACTAGATCCTACATTGTCTGGGTTTGGAATTATTTCTTCATCATCATCAACAGAAACGCCGGGGCCAAACTGTAATTCTAATGTATTGTCAGATCGATATCGAGTAACAAATCTTCGAGCTGTTTTTTTAATTTTAAGTAAATACGGTACGCTATCGTACGTGTACAAATCTGGATCATTTTGCACTGTATTAGAAACAGTTTCGAATATAGTATCTTGTGCTAAATATGGCACTTCATACCATGTATTACCATCTGAATCTACTACAGAAACTATTTCAATGATATTAGTTACTGGAATTAATATTTTATCAAATCGCTTTGCTTCGTTAAATGTATAATCTTGCGTTTGTAAAGTACCAGCAATCGCCTTAACTTTTTTCTTTAACAAATAAAATTCTGGAGTATTGTCTACTGAATTAACTTGATATATAGAAATTTCTGTCGGATCGAAACTGCTAGATTGAGCAAAATTTATTGAACTAACAGTACGAAATGTATTATTTACTGTCATATTTTCTCGAATTTGCAATGTATAGTCCCAATCAGGAACTTTTGCACTACCAACCGTTTTTGCTGGTAATAATTGATATACATCTAAATCGACAGTTGCTGGAATGTTATTTTTAACTTTATATCCAAAGTTTGACGAAGCTAATGAAATGACATTGGCACGAGTATTTGTATAACTCATTAACGATTCCTTAAGCTGATTATCTGTATAATAAGACAAAACATCTCCTACATACGCTGCTAATTCAATAAATATTGAACCAGGAGACGATTCATTAAAATCATTGTAAACGTTCGGAAAGTACGTTTTTGCAAACTCTACCAAATTTGATCGGTATTGATCAAAATCTTTATTTAAATACCGTATATCTTTTCGTATCTGAGCCATAGTAATATTATAATTTAATTAGTCCCAATGACATTAGTTTCTGTAACGTCAATTACTGAAGGCGTAACTATTATCGTTATAGGAACATTCGATCCAGGCGTTACAACATCAATAAGCATTGTAATACGTATACCATTTTCTTCTTTCGAAGCTCCTACTGCTACTATAGTTTCTACATCTATAGATTGTATAGTAATGTATGATAACCAAAATTCTACAGCAGATTCAATTTCAAATATTAGTATTTCTTTTAATGTATCGAAATTTGGTTCAAATAATACATCTTGTATATTCGTTCCAAATGTCGGTAAAAATAATCGCTCTCCTTTTCTCGTTAAAAGTAAATTTTTAAGATTTGATATTGCTTGATCTCTAGTCGTAAATGTAATTGGAAATAAGCCCCCGTCAGTGTTAGTAAATGGAATCGACACCCCAATACCAACTTCTACTTTATCTTGCTGCGAAACGTCAATTGGATCAATTGGCTCTCCTGGAACTACTACTGTAGGATTAAATCCGTCAAATATACCATTAGCAGCCGTTCCAGCCGTTGGTCCGCCGGGCGTATATTCTACATTCGTATTAGGATTTTGTATTGGTCTTGCCATTAATTAACTCCTTTCTTTTTATCAATTGCTTTCATCAAAGCTGAATAATCTTTCGTTAAGTTCGTAACTAACTCTTCAGGAATGTTAGTAGCAGGACGTCCATCAATATCTACAATTGGGGCATGTTGAACTCTAGAACTCATTAATGAATTCATGTTCATTGTCGGCCATTCGTCAAATTCACCTTGATTATTACTAAAGCCTGCAGTTTCATTTAAAATTTCATTTAACATGGAATTTTTAGTAAATTGTTGAGGTTCAGATTTTTTACGTGAAATTGGCTTGAATTCTTCCTGATACGATCGATTTACATTTTTCGATTCTGTAAGTACTGACTCATATCTTTTAAACTCGGTTCGTACAGCTGAACGAACTTCTTCTTGAATAATTTTTCGTAACGTTTGAACGAATTCTTTAGTTTTCATTTTTACTTTATAATAATTATCAAAGATGTAATTTTATTAAAATATTAACTAAAAGCAGTTCCGTTCCAAGTAAACGGTATGGGGGCGATGAATCCAACAGTTCCGGAAATGCCATTATGTTTTCGTAGTCGCACTCCGTCCCCTCCAGGAGCGCCGTCCATTCGAGTACTGTCATTACCGCATACTACAGTATATACTAGACCTCGTTCGACAGATACTACAACGCCTATATGAGTTGCGTATGGAACTCCACTATTTGAATATAAACATGCATATCCAACACCTGGTAATCGAGTAAATCGACGAGTTTCTTTAGCCCAATATTCCCATCTAGGCACGTATGGATTGCCTGCAGATGAAACGTTAGAATTACATGTAGGACCTGTACCAGGAAGGAATGTTTTGATCTTACCAGCGTCAAATCCAGCGTCTTGAAATCCAAAGCCCCACCACCATGATACTGCAGAAGCGCACCATGCGAACGGAGGTTGTAAGGTAGACTCGAGCCAAATATTAGTCGCAGACGTTTGAAATTCTGTTATTCTTTTATCATTCGCTCCAGTCCCAGGTGTATCATTAACTGTCGTAGATTCAGTTATTGCTGCACCCGTCATGGTTCCGCCATTAGCTGTTGGAATATCTTGTAAACATCGTTTAGCAATTGCTTGGCCCGCATTATCAATTTGTGACTTGATTTGTTTATAATCATATGATGTCGATTGATCCCATCCACGTGGGTTAACTAAGGTACCAATTGTTGCTGGAGCGTCGACAGGCACTGGCAGAGCTACTACCTCAGTTGCTACCGGGGCTACAAAAGTATTAAATTCAGTCGCAGCTCGACTTATATAATCATCAGTCAATTCTTCAAATTGAACTTCTTCAATGTTTCCATTTCCATTTCCCATATTAACTTATATTATCAGGTTCTCCAGGATATTTAAATCGAGCTATTTCTAAATCTAATAGCGCTTGTATTTGAGGGTCGACTGGTGTTGGTTCAGATTCTAGCTGCTGAACTTGTTCTTCATTCGGTTGAGTACGTTCCGCAACAGTTTGTCTAGGTGGCGGGTCTGAAACGGCCTGCAGTGAATCTGAAGTCGTAATTGAAGTAGTTTTGCTGATATATCCTATTTCACTTAATAAATCAGGCAATTGCGATTTCAACGTTTCTATTTGAGTCCATTGCGGTGTTGAAGTTAATGGACTTGCAGGGCCGGTGGGCGTTATAACTGTTAATAAACTTAACGCATCAATAAACTGCTCCATCCATGACTGAAATGCATTACCTAGTAACATTTGCTCATCTGCATCTGTGCCAATTTCAACTCGATTAGCATTAAGTGATATATCGTCTTGCGCGTCGATAGTTATTGAAGTTTCTGTAGAAAGAGCTATACCAGATTTAGCAAATGCTATAATTTCATTTTGAGAGCTATTGAATATTAATCTTCTAGAAGATAGAAGTATCTGTGACGATTCTCCAAAAGCAGAATCTCTCCAACCTGTTATACCTTTGGAATCTAAAGAAGTCGAAACTTTGGAAGCTTCTTCAAAAGCTAGTTTTTGATCACTAGATAATACAATTACGCTGTCATCATTTATTAAATCTTCAGTTACAAAATCATTAACCTTACCAGTATCTGTAACTTGTTTAGAATTTCGTATAATTGTTATTGGCCCAGTTCCTTCAGACCAATTCGGAGCTTTAGTAAATAAATCATTATTTTTTTGTGTCGAGCTAAATCGAATTGATTGACCGAATCTTCCTTGATAAATTGTATCTCCTACATAAGGCTGTAATAGCTTTACATTTTCAGTTAATTGAAAATCTTCATCAACTGTATTTTCGTCATTCGTTTCTGTTTCTTGAGTCGTTTGTCCATTTTCAGCTGATTCATAATCTTCAGAATTTCCATCTGTTTCTGAATCAGCATTTTCATTAACTCCTGTCAATGGTAAAGTATTATGATGTACATTTGACTGTAAACTTACTATATCAATGTAATACGTTTGATATAGAACATTTAGCCCAGTAGATGATTTTGCCACTGATTTAATTAATAATACTACTTCATTTTTTATAGGTATTCTAGTAGCAAATAAACTTAACGGAATAGCCGTTACAATTTCAGGATCTGTTTCATCTTGAAAAGCTTTTTTAGTAAAGTCACCTAATAACATTACTTGTATTCCATATGGAACAGCAGAATTTTCATCTGTATAAAGAACGTTTAGAACAGACCCGTAAGCTAATTCATAATCCGAATTTAATATTCTAAAAGTATTAAGTGACATTATACTAAACCGTCTTGAATATCATTAATTTCAGATTCAATTGAATCTTGTTTAGAAGTTAAATCAGCAACTTTCTGATTAATAGTTTTTTCTGACTCATCTAATTCATCTAATTCTGCCAAAAGCTGTTTCTTTTCTTCTTCAGATAATATCCAATCTGCACCAGTATCTGCTTGAACTCTAGATTGTGTTGAAACTAACCGCTGAACGACAGCAGCTAGTTTCACTAAATGTTCATCATTTTTCACACTAACTTCTAAATATTCTTTAATTAACGGTACGATGATTGTAGCATCGCCTACATTTTTAATTAAAGGTTTTAATTCAGCAATTAGTAAATTTATTTGTCGATCTTTTTTCGAGCTATTAGAGTAAATGTCTTTCATTAAGCCTGAAAAACTTTTACCCTTAAAAATTTCAATTTCAAAGTTTGCCATAAATCCTTTTATAAATAAATATGTATTTACTCAAGGAATTCAGATTTTTTATACTTTGTTAAATCTATATGAACAACGCCTTTATCACGATATCGAATATACGCTTCTGTATATAACTCTTTCATGATTTGTACAACTCGGGTTATGTATTGAGTCTTAACTCCGGTTCGCTCTCGAATTAAAATATACAAAGCTTTTTTATTGAAATTTTCGATATTTTTTCTAGTGCGAAACAATTCAATAAGCGAATCAGCAATTGCTAAATCGGTTTGTTTTTTGAAAAATAAAGGTAAATTTTTATCCATGTATTTAACAAATAAATCCATGAATTCACTTTTTTCTTCAACGTCTTCGTAACGAGCTACTTCATTAATAACATTTCGCGATTCATCAATTAATTCAGCCGCTTCTGTATTTTTTTGTGTATCGTAGTTAGTATTATTATGATTAATTAAATAATTCTTAGCTACTATTGAAAAATATGAAAATGCTTTACCTTTGCTAGGATCTGTATATTTATGAATCTTTTCATTTAAAAATGCAACGACTTCATGTTTAACATCTTCATATGGTATATCAAAATAATAAAACTTAAAAGTATGAATTATATTTTCAGCTAGCTTTTCAAACGCATAGCATATTTTTTCATCATACAATTTGTTTCGCTCAGATACATCTTCTAATTGATTAAACAACAATATTGCATCTTCAGTTTCTTTTGTAAAATAATTCTTAGATTTTTTACGCTTCGGTGTTTCTATCGTCTCGTTCATATAATTGCGCTATAAATTTATTTGTGTCATCGACAATTTCCTGTAACTCTTTAAATGTATATCCAACTTCGTCATCAGACTCAAAAGCTCCGCGAATGTCAATTTCTTTCATTCGTATTTGAGCTTGCATTAATCTATCTTTGAATACATATATACTTTCTTCAAAGTATTGTACTTCTTCTTCTAAACGCTCGACTTCTTTAATTAGCAACAAACTTCTAAATAATAAAAAAACTGCAGCGACTGAACTAATAAATAACAATATTAATGTAATCATCATTCTCCGAATATATTAGATAATGCATTTTTAAGAGAGTCGTCAACTTTAGGATTGTTAACGTTTGTCATTTTTGTTTTCATTGCCGGTTTAGCTACAATAAAATCTGACTTGGTATGTTGCGCAGATTCAATTAACGTAGCTAAATGATCTGCATGATGAATTAATATCGGCAAATCCGTTTTCAATGAAAATTCAGGTAGACCGGCCATTAAATACGATTCATTTCCTTTAGCATACAATCCATCATGCAATTTAATTGCTAAATATTCATTTTCAGAAAATGAAACGCCATGTTGCTGTAGTAAAAATATACTTCGATCTGGCACTTTCATATATTGTAAATTCGGATTGATTTTATAAATTTGTCCGCGCTTAACGTGCCAATCAGAATCGTTTGGAATGTAATATTCTTCTTCTTTTGAACCAACTTTACCTAAATCATGATTTAGTGCTGAAAATACTACTTCTTCTAAAGTATATTTTGTTACATCAGCTCCTTCATCCTGCCAAACGTGATACAATTTAATTGCAGTTCGAACTACTCGATTAACATGATCTAAATATCCACCTGGAAAGCAATTGTGACGAGTGCTATGCGATGACGCAGGTGCTGTGCAAATTCGATCTGCTAACGATTCGTATAAACTAATTAGTTTGTCTTTTCGGTCACCTGTAACATACAAGTCAATGGTTTCCATTAATAATGACCATTGTTGGTCTAATTCTCTTTCTGTCATATTGTTCATAATTAAATTATTTTATCGATTAATCCTAATTCTAATGCTTTTTCAGCTGTCATATAAAAATCTTTTCTGCAAGCTTTTCTCCAAAATTCTTCATCATGTTTTGATTTTGAAGCTAGAAGTTTGTAAAATTCTTCTTCTAAAATATCAATATGATCAGCATTTGCTTTGATATCTCCTGATTTACCAAAAATTTCTGCAGACGCTTCATGCACCATAATAGTGGTATTTTTCGAAGCTGCTCGAATTCCAGTTGCGCAACATAAAATTAATGCTGCTGCTGACATTGCACGGCCTCTTGCAATAACATTGACAGGTACAGATAAAGTTTGAATGTAATCAATAATACCTAACGCTTCGTATACATCACCTCCGTTAGAGTTAATTAAAATAGTAATTGGAGACGTATCATTTTCTTCTCGATTTTGTAATATCACTCGACATTTTGAAACTATGTCAAATAAATTACCTAACATTACATCTCCATGAAAGTAAATTAACGAATCGTCGACACTAAATCCAAATTCAATTTCGCGATACAATTCTAAATCAGAATCTTCTTCTGGCTTGATATATTTTTTCGTTTTCGGATCGTCATCATATAACGAATTAATTGTATGTTTCTTACTCATATAGTTAAATTTATACTGTAATATATGAAAATTATTTCAAATTACAAAACTTTTTTCAGCTCGCGATTCAATTTAGAAATCTCCTTCATTAATACAGCTTTTTTCGTTTTTCTCGTTTCTCTAAACAACTGAGCTTTTAATGTAGCAATTTCATCGCCTAAAGTATGCGCTCGTTCCTGTTTCTGTCGCCTTGTTAATTTTACTTTCTTTTTCGAAGGCGTATTATCAATTTTCGTAGCCGGTAAAGTTCCTTTTAATTCAGGCTGCTCAACACCTTTATGATAGACTGTCCCATCAGTATGTACAAATACAGATTTCAATTTCCAGCCTCGAGGCATGCCTGAATCAACTTTTACTCGCTGTATTACTGGTGGCTCAGTCATTCGTTCTGTACAATACCAACATAATACAGAAGCGGCTTCGTCACCGACTTTAGTAAATCGAAAACATTCAGACCCGTGCCAATATTTTCCATTAGGTACGGAATTTTGACAAATCATATAAATTTGTCCTAATTCGTCTTTTCTTGTAGCAAAAGCAGATTTTCTTTCTGCCTTCGGTACTCTTTTCGTACGAAGTTTTGTTTGTTTCATAACTTATTGTTTATTAGTAAATTTTTACAGCGCCGCCGGCATTATTTTGTATACGCTTACGTTTTTCATTAATACGTTTCAAACGAGCTTCTTCTTTAAGTCTGCGACTTTTTTCTTCATCAGATTCACGTATTTCATCTTGTTGCGATTCAATTACTTCTGTTATATTCGTATCTTGTTCCGAAGGTTCTAGGTCGGTTTCTGAAGGTTGCACAATGGTATTATCAGGTAAATCGGACTCTTCGGTTTTTTCAATAACTTCATTCAATTTATTATCTGATAAGGAATTAAATGCAAGCACCATACTAATTGCTAAAGGATCGAATACAATCATGAACAATATTATTAGTATGTTAACGACATAATCCATTGAAACGTTTAAAATTTTCGAAACGTATGATAAAGAACCTAATTCAGAAGATATATCCGATTCTAATTGTACTTTTGTAATAGCCACTTGCATTTTAGAAGCAGAGTCGGAATAAGCTATAACTTTATCATTTAATACAGCTATTTCTGAAGTAATTGATTCAATTGATTTATTTGTTTCTCTAGCAGATCGATCTGCGCTATATGACGATCGTTCCTGATTAACCAATTGCGTCGCGCGAGCATCTTGTTGAGAACGAATTTCAATTAATGAAGTCAGTTGCGAATTTTTTGAATTTAATTGATTTTGATAAAATGTAGCTGAAGATTGATAATATGATTTTTGCGTTTCTAAACTGTCTGTAACAGTTAATGATAAATCGTATTTCGATTTCGTTGCTTGATACGCTCCAGATAAATATCCATATATACCAATTGAAGTTATGCTAGCAATAATTACTATAGCAATTACCAAATAGCTTCGCAACCAGCCGTTAATTTCATTCCATTGATTATGTAGAAACGAAGCTATAATTAATTTTGAAGCTTCTAACACGCCGGCCATAATAACAACAGCGACGCCAGCGCCAGCAAATAATTTTGCAAGACCAATTACCGAAAAATACGCCGCACAACCGGCTAATGATAATGCCAATAAAGCAATTAAAATTTTCAGTGCGAATTTATTCATTCGGCTCTAAATTTAATCTTTCAGATATTAATTCTAACTCTTTACAAACGATTTCAAGACGCTCTATTACAGCAGCAGCGGTAATATCACTGTTAGATAATGCCCGTTGAATAGTACGAAGTTTAGTAACTTGAGCATCTAATTTTGTTAATGTATGTTGTTTATAACGCATAAATTTAAATTTTAAATTTTAAATAAATAATATAATAATAAATAATATAATAATAAATAATATATTAATATTATAATAATAATTATAAAAAATTAATAATT